TACACGCTCTAAATTTATAGAAGGACCAGCTGGGTGACCAAGTTCTCCGTATGCTCTATTTTGACTGATATAATTATTACTATAAGTATTAATAGCAGATTCAAGAACTCCACGAGGGTATTTTCTACCATTTTTATTGGCAATTTCCGCCATCATAAGTATACCTTCAAGATATAATGTTTTCTTTCCAGAACCGTTATCTTCAGATATAAATGTAATATCTGACATACTTTCAGTTACTAAATCTGTAATTAAAATTGACATTTTATACTCCTGCGGTATTATATGAGTATTTTGATATCCTAAGCGCAATTGAAGATTGCAACCCTATAGTAGAAATAGTAAGATTTCCATTAGGTGAACAATTAATATTTTGGGCTAAGGTACATCCCATAGATGTAAAATCTATTTCTCCGAATGTATTGGCATAAGTTTGCCATACTACCGTGTTACCCATTTTGATTGTCCAATCGCCAGACCATGCCATTTGGCAGATTGCAATTCCTGTTATCGTTTCTGATGTATTTGCTGCAAATGCTGATAAAGCATATGAATTATTTGCTATATCCACAACACCAGCATGTCCAGCCATTTGATTTTTAATTACAGGCATTATTCGCCTCCCGCAGAAATTTTATTGAATACCGCTACAGCAGCTTCAATTAATCTAGATTTTGCCAATTTAGATTCTATTCTAGACTGAATATCCTCTTTCATTGAAGGGCCAGTTGGCTGTTCTGGTGGTAGTCCAGCAGAACCATTATCATTTTCTGGTTGTTCAGATGAAGATTGGACCAAGTAATCATATAATTTGGTGACTACATCTGAACAATTTTTAAGTTCACTGGATATAGATTCTGGAATATTTGAATTTTCTTGTAGAATTTCGAATGCTTCGGCGGCTTGTAATGCGATGCCTTCTAATAGAGATTTAGTATTGGCAGCAGCTTTACTAAAATCGCTTGCGTTTACGGAACCTAATCCCATAGATGGATTATCGGATGAAGCCGTGGCCACGTCTGCACCACCGGTATCATCACCACCAGCTTCATGCATCGAAATACCAACAATTTTTTTACTAGCAAGATTTCGTCCATTTTCACGATTTATTAATGGCCGTCTATCGGCATCGTCTATATGATCTGCCTTAAATTTCGTAGCTTTCATTTTATATTTAAGAAGTAAAGATTTAGTCAATTCAGTTAGTTCTACATGTTCGTCCATAGAACCAGCAGCACCAGTTGTTATCTGGTCGCCTTTACGACGACCTTGAGCCGGTTTTGTAGATCCTTTAAATACGTCATCACCATTACCGTTTCTATCAGCAATAGGTTTACTATTTCCTTCTACTTCACCTTGGTTTTTATAAGCCGTTTCACGTTCGGATGCAGGCATCGAATTAGGAGAAAGATAGTCGTTTGTATCTTTATCTATTTTTGCTTTAGGCATTGTCGTTCTCTTCTCCATCGAATTCAGATGCAATTTCTTGTTTCCTAGAATCCATTATATCTTCTATTTTATCTCTAACAAGATCATCAAAATTGCTTTCTAGATCAATATTATCATCATTAATGATGTTATTTAAAATATCTCTTGCATCGGCCATATCAAAATCTCCTACTATTTATTGTATTTATGTTTTTATTTTTTTATTGGTATTCTCTTAGAATAAGATTTAGTCTTACCTTGGACTATTACTTCTTTAGAAGGGCCAGTTTGAACTTTTTTATTAGAACCATCTTCATTTTTTGGAGTTGGTTGCTGAGGTGTGTCGGAAGAACTTTCATCATCTTGTGGTCCCTCCATATAATCTGGGGGTAGAATAGATCCATCTGGTGCCAATCCTGCACTAGCCATCATTTGAGCTTTCTCTTGTTGACGCTCCATATCTTCATCCATTTGTTCAAACATTTCTTCTATATCATTATCAGTCTGATGAAGAACATTAGTCTTTACCCATTCTTCAGAATAGAATTGACCTAAAAATGGTTGGATCATAGTTAAATTATTAAGTCTTCCCATTAATATTTCTGAATCTTTTAATTCAGCAAAATAATTATCTCTCTGATAATTAAAATGTATTCTATCTTTTATTTCATCCCAATCAGATTGGGCAAATATTTTCTTTAATAGAAGTTGTTTTTCCAACGCTCCTAATAATAGATTAGAAAAACGTAGACGAATTCTATCTATAAATTTTTGAAACGATAATTCGTCTCTTGTTATTTCAGAAGATCTCCCAAGATTAAATGTAGATTCGTCTGCATTAATTCTCGATATAGGAACATTTAAAGACTTATATAATTTCTTTTCAAAATAATAAACATCATCCATTTTACCTAAATTTTCACCAGCAGGTAAAGTAGTGATTTCTGTACCATTTTGACCTTCACGACGAGGAAGCCAATAATCTTCCAACATGGTCATGAATTTTCTATCGTCTCTGACGTTACCAGTGGTTGCATCATAAATTAAACGATTTTTATGCTTAGTCATCATGTCTCGCATATGTTGTTCTGCCTTAATTTTAGGCATCTGTCCAACATCGATGTAGAAAACTCTACGTTCTGGGGCACGAGATATACGGTAGATTACAGTGGCATCTTCTAATATACGAAGTTGATTAAGTGGTTTTATAGCTTTATGTAGATACGAAAGTACCAATTTACCATCTTTATCCATCAATCCAGATGTTGTATGTAGTATAGAATCGGGGGCAATTTTAAGACCTTGATTGTCCATACCAGTAGAACCAGTAGCTTTAAATCCTTTTTCGTTATATACGAAAAATTCAGCCGTATTTCTATTGATATAGACTTGCCCTTTGCGCTCTCTGGTCAATAATCGAACTTTACGAATTTTGCGAGGGTCCACATATCTTAACTCTTGAATGCCTTTCTCAGGATCATTTTCATCTATGATCACATGATAATACACTCTACCATCTACGTACCAACGTCTAAAGATTTCATACCCATAATTATTGAAATTAAGTAATTTACAAATTCTTTCGAATTCTTCATTTACCATTTTTTTAAGATTATCCGAAATTTCTTTGATATCATCAAGGTTGAGGGTAACGATTTGCTCATTACCCTCCTTAACGATAGCTTCGTTAGTTACCTCGTCTATAGCTTTTTCTAATTCTGGTTGTAATGCCATCTCTCGGTACTTGATTACAAGCTCAGCCTCAGTCTTAGCGGACCCTTCCATATCAAGGTAGGTTCCGTAAGTACCACCAGCAGTTACTACAAGTGCGCCGTCATCAGTTTCAACCGGAGCAAATGATGTTAAATCACTTTGATCCTCAGTTTTAGTGAATTCAAAACCAAATAATTTCATTTATTAATACTCTCTAAAATCAGTTCATATAATATATATGATTGAAAATTAGAGGCCACCCGCATTTCCAGAGTTGCCACCATCAACCTGCCAATAATCATAAATGAATGTGACATTGAAACGTTCAAATTGATTTACATCTCCCCAATCCAAACGAATAGGTTCAATTCTAGCAGGATAAATTCCATTTAGGGTATATTGTCTGATAATATTACCTGTTTTACCGTATTGAATAACTTGAGCGGTTGATTTATAATTAACATTTTCTCTGATATTCTGCTGTTTCATATTGATAGAATCAGACCATGCTTCTAAAGCATTTCTCACTTTAAAATCTTCATCATTCATAACAGTTACAGTCCATGGATCATAAGTTCTGTCACCAGCAAAGTTGACAACACGACCAAAATATGGCACAGCTATATTTCCAAGTTGAGATTCAGGGATAGCCGATGCACTGGCTAGAAACTGAATTGAAGCATCTGCGCTACTATCTGTTGGATTAAAAATGTTAATCGAAAATGCAGTAGGACGAGCGCCTTGAAACTTGAAATTTGAAAGTACGTCAGTTACGTTAAACATGAATAGGCTCCTTTATGAATACTGACCAATGATTGTGTTGAATGCAACGCCTGTTCCAACAGCAACAAAATTCAATTGAATATAATTGATAGATTTTGCTGGCTTGATGTAAATATCGCCAACAAATTGATTAGCATCAATTACAGCCCCTGTATTATTAGTGGAGTCACAAATAACTGTAAATGCAGATATACCAGATCTTCCTTGAATCTGTTGCAAATAAGGTACTACCATATTTGTAAATTGTGCTTGTGTGAACGCATTATTGAATTCAAACAAACTGCTACGAGCTGCCTTAGAAATAGCAGCTTCCAAAGCAATGAACAATCTACGAACATTGATTCTATCAAATGAACTTGGCTTTCCTATCATTGTCTTATCGCCGTACAAGATAGTTCCTTGGCCGGGGAATGTGACAATAGGATTGATATCATTTTGATATAGAAGATCACGCTGAGCTTGGTTAGGATTGTAAAGTAATTTTGTGACGTTTTTGATTTGACCACGATTAAATCCAGCTGGTGACCACCATGTATCACGGGCATAATCTGTTGCTACACATAGCCCAGCGATATCCCCATTAAGCGGAACCCAACGATAAACGTCATTATACTTATCGTATTGATACTTATAAGATCCATCCATAACTGCATATGAGCTATTATAATTAATTCCAGCGACAGAATTTGTGCTATTTCTAAAGTTTACAGCATATTGATATGGAGACTGACTAGAAATAATACTAGAATCAGGAGAAACAAATGCCATACAATCCATTCTTGCTTGAGCAATATTAGATATGATGTAGTTAGATAGTCCGCCTACGGAATTAGCTTTACCCTGAAGTACAAGAGATATTGAGATATCTTCTTTGCTTGCAAATAAGGCGAAGCCATTAGCAATTGCGCCCAAAGAGATAGTTCCTTCAGAAGATGAATCTACACCTTGGTTAAAATAGCCAGCATATGCATTAGTTGTTGTTGCATTTGTTAAAGAAGATCCGACGCCTGTAGCAGCTCCTATTCTATCTGTTATAGCATATACATAATTAGACATATAATTAAGAATATTTTTATAAAAATTGGTAGTTCCAGATGAAGTTTTGGAGTCTGTGGCACGAGACATAGCAGGCCACACTTCAAGAACCTGATTAGGATTATTTGAGAATTTACCATATGTATCCACAACCACAACATGGATTTCGTCTTGTGCGGTCAATCCAAGTCCAGACATAAATAGTGAAGTTCCGGGAGCCTTTGCAACCGAATTATAGAATTCCCAATAACGAGTTGTATTATTAGAAGACATTGTGATATTGGTAGGCAAGCTATAATTAGATGCGAATGATACGGTGACCCCATTAGCATAGTATACAGCATTGGCAGAAACTTCCGCTCCAACTGGTGCGCCAATAGCAGAAACTTTTAAGAACTGATATCCAATGGTTCCGTTACCAACCTGCACATAATCACCAACTGACAAGGCTCCTAGTACGCTGTTAGCTGCAACGTTACCACCACCTTGAACGGTAGACGATGCATTAACTGTGGCCACATTAGATCCAGTGGTGAAGGTTAGAGATGCAACGTTTGCTACTAGATTAGATGAATAAGCTGCCGCACTATCACAGACAGATATACGAAGAGAATTACCCAAAGATCCTGCATATTTTGCTACGTATTGAATATTTGCACCAATTGTGGTATTAGCAAAATCGTTATAATTATCTAGCTGAGGAGCGGTGGCTGCACCTGTATTTGCAATAGCATTTTGAGCCTGAGAATCATATGCACGAACTACGTACAAAGCATTACCATATGCTAAGAAATTAGCAGCGGTAAAGAATGATTCATAAGTATTTGCATCTGGGCTACCGAAAGTATTCACCAGTTGGGATTCTGTGCTAATTAAAGTTGGAGTAAATGCTGGACCCCAACGAAATACGCCAGCAAAACCACCTACAGTAGTTGCTACAGCTGGGATAGATGTAACTGTATCATATTCTTGGGTAACAACACCCGGACTTACCTGAATTACCATTTCTATGCTCCTCTTATGGGATAAGACTTAAACTTCATCTTTGTTATATTTATGAAAAGCCTATTCTTAAAAGAAGAAGTTGTCTTGTCCCGGAGCTTGATCGTCTGGATCGAAGTCTTTTAAATGAAAATCCATGTTATAAAACTCGTCATGAGAGACAGTTTCTTTATCATTATAAGAGTTAACATCAAAGAATCCAAATGGCGTTATAGAGTCTTCAATTAAAGCTTTATTGTCTATCCAAAGATCATCTCTTACATCAGTTCCTGTTTTATTTTTGAAATATGGTTGAGTTGCCATCCATGCAAATAGGACACAACACATAACCAAATCATCATGAGATCCTTCTTCAGCTTCATATGAAGCTTTATTTTCAACGAATCTGAATAATTCGAATATTAGATTATAATCACTGAATAATAATTTTTCACCTTCAATTAAACTTTTTAAATTTGCACAACCTATTCGTTTAACTTGTTTTGTGGTTCGAACGCCTCTTAGAGGTTTGACTTTATACGTTCCACCAATTCTGACACCAGCCCTTCCCTGAGTTTGGGTGAGTAGAACCCCATCATATTCTAGGTCATTATGGAGAATATCTGCTATCTGTTGACCATTATCATTAACTTCTATTAAAACTAATGCATTATTGAAATGCATTCCAGCTCTGTATATAATATTAGGGTATAATAAAGGTGATATTTCGTTATCGTAATAAGTTGCAACTATTCTATATGGAATATCTGTCACATCCACTACAATAAATGCAGAATAATCTATACTAACCCCTCTTGACACGTCTACTGTCATTACATACGCATGATTAAGTTTTGGTTCCTCATATATTAAAAGATTCTCGTGTCTATTTATTGGCTCTTTCCATGTCAATTGGTGGAGCTTTTTAGCATCTATTAATGTATTTGTGGATCCTAGAAATTCACAATTATGCGATACAACATTATTTGTATAATAAGTATGACTTTCTGTGTTCACTACATCATAAAACTCAAATTGTCCTGATGTGTATTCGGAGTGGATAACTTTTGATAATCCACTTTTTGTTAAGATTTTATCTGAATCTGTAATATTGTCTGATGTTTTCCAACCTGAATTCGTTAATAATTTATGGCCTAAAGCACATATAAGATTATCTCCAGACTCAAGTTGAATCTCTATTTTTCCATGTTTGATAACTTTCTGAATACTAGAAAATGATTCAAACCCGTATGGTGTTCTAATTAGAGTGGATTGATCTGGTGTCATTTAATATATTCTCAATCGTTCTAGGTGCCACATTATGCTTTTTTGATTCAATTATGGCAAATTCTCTTAAATATGTCTTTAATTTACCATTTTTACTTTTAGTAGGTTCTAATGGTATATCATAATAGTTAGACTTATGTCTACTCTTAATATTTAAACATTCATTATCAGAAATTTTTAATTTACCATATCTATTACCTTGTCTGATTTTACTTAACTTATTTTTTGTTTCAATTGAATGGGGCTTACCTTTATTCCAAGGTATGGTTCCTTTTTTAACACCGCCTATTCTAGGTCTTTTTTTACCAGTTTGAATATTTTTGATATGATCTGGACCCAGACCAATCCGCTTGGCAATCAACACTGCCGATCCCCAATCACCTTGTCGCATATGAATATTCATATGCTCATTAATACTGATACATGATAAATTTGAAATATCATTATTAGCTCTGTTTCCATCTATATGATGAATTTCATATGAAAATCCAAATTCATCTTTTGGTATTTGGCCGTTCGATTCGGTCCAGATTTTTCTATAATTAGTTATATTATCCTAAGAAGTCGTATTCTTATTATTTATAATGTCTTTGATTTTAACTTCTTTGGATTCACCATTTATTTGTAATTCAACAATAGTATCTCCATCTACACACTCAAATTCTTGAGAAAATTGTCGTTCAGAGGTATTAGCAATGGTTTCTTCTTTCCATTCCTCATCTCTTCCCGGTATCATAGACCAATGGACTTCACACCTTACATATCTGTTTCTATTTTCTTCTGAATCTGTCCATATTTTATAGAAAAGATTCATTCCATTAGGAGTTGATGTGATTAAAACTTTAGTTGTCTTACCAGACGATATAACAGGATAAACAGATGTAAAGAATTTTTCTTGAAGATTATTTTCAACGAATGCAAATTCATCAAGATATACTATATTATATGTTTGACCACGAGCAGATGATCCTGTAGTAGAAGTCGCAATGATTCTAGATTCATTCTCTAGTTCAATGTCACCTTCGTTCCATCTGATAACCCCTTGCTGTAACCATTTTGGTAGATACTCGAACATCATTTTGATACGCCCAAGAATTTCCCTAGCCTGAGAATCTTTATTAGCTAGAATAGCAATTTTAAAATATTCGTTAAATAATATCTTATGAAGAAGATATGCCGCTACAGTTGTAGTATTATGAGTTGGAATTAATGTTTTACCCGCCAAAAATAAATGTGACTCGTTATCTACCTGAAGACATCTCACAGGTCTAGTTTCTACTTCTTCTATAGATTCAATGTATAATCTGGAATTTTTAGGATGATCTTTACAATTTTGAATACTTGATTTTCTAGGTAAATTAAATACACGCTCAATTGTTGTGAAATTTACAGTATAGTATGTAACATCATTTATTATTTTAGATAATTTAGTCGATTTTATTCCAAGAGAAGAAAGTAAAGTTCTAAATTCATCTATAAAATCTTCATTTCGTTGGTAAAATTCACAACCTCCATTTTGTTTTCTGACTGAACCATCAGTGTCCATCAAACCTCTTAATAATTCTAAGCGAACTTCTTTCGATCCGAAAAGATATTCTTTTGGAATATGTTTATTTTTGAGTAAATTTTGTTTAGATAAATCTGATCTAAGGTCTTCCACTCTAATTCTTAGAACATTGGAGTTGCGCTTGTCTGCCAATACCGATTTAACTTTAAATTTATTTTTATAATACTCGAAATCATCCTTATGACATGTTATCGTGCCGTCAGATGAAGTTCCGGCACCAAGCCATACTCCAAGAGTATATGGGTCTATGATATAATCATTTTTTCTATTAAATTCTACAGTTTTTGTAAAATTAATATAAGGACGATTTGATTTATGTAAATATGGAATTATTTCTTCAGTTGTTATAGTTTTTGTTCCAGTTCTCCAATTTACACAATCAACATCCCATAAATGCTCAGCATCTGCGATTATAGTATCTCCATTGGAGAATTTAACTTCATAACATTTTCTATTATTCATTTCGTCTGTTATAAATACAATTTTTGTTTCTTTACCGTCAGGTCCATAGATGCTATCTCCAACTTTTAGATTTCTAAGTTTTTGAAATCCAAAAGGTGTTAATATATCTGTTTCAATATCTAAAGCTTTTCCAACCTGCCGAGGCATCTTACATATTACAAATCGGTTATCCTCAAATTTGAGGATCATTTCCTCTTGGAATCCCCATAGATTAAAATTTATCAATCCGTGGTCTACATGAACAATTTTACAATATGTTTTAATAAAATAAAGAATATCATCTGAACAACGGGCATATTCGTCTTCTTGTTCGTCAGTCCATGGTAGTCTTACATTTGCAGCTTTTAAATTTTTATTACCTAAATAATTTTCACGAGCCATTAATCTTCTTTTCTTTTATTATTCTTAACATTTCTGTCGATGTTAATGTCAAGTTATTATTAATAGTTTGATTAGTAGGGCCATCTATATTCTTCATCAATTCTTTTTTCTTTTGATGAAGATCTAATACACCTTTAGTGGTTTCTCTGATAGTATCTACCAATTTAGCCACAACTTCATATGTCCTTGCGCTTTGCGATCGGTTAGCTAAGGTAGTCAAAGTACCCAAAGCTGATTGACTCTGCTCTAATGCCCCTAATAGGGCATCTCTGACCACATCAAAATCTCCGGCGGCTTGTTCAAAATCATTTTCAGGCGGAGAATGTTCTACCAATTCGACGTGATCTTGCTCTGGTAAAATCATCGGAGATAAGTTTAATAGTTGGGCGAGTTTATCTTTTTTTGGAGCTTCTTTTTCGCTCATATGACACCTTTTATCCAATAATTGATGGTTTATCTTTCATATATAGGCTTTTAAGTAAATAATGGTAAATCTGGTTCCATTGCATTACCAAAATCAGCTTCACCGGGAAGGTCTGGATATGGATTTGTCTGGGTTGGTAAATTTTCTGTAAATGTAGTGATAAAGCCGTAATTGGAATTAGCCGTAATTTGAGATGCTGGAATAGATTGAGACGCATTAGAAGTAGGCAATCCATTAGCAGTTAATCCCGGTTGAACCTCAAATGTTTGAGATATTGTAGCTGTTCCTATAGCATTGGAAATATCCACTCCATCTGGTGGAATGCGGAGATTAATCGTGGCATCCGTGATTACACCCTGACGAGTGACAGGTCCAAAAAACCATGCCTTCATAGTAAACACCAAATCCCAAAGTACAAATTCTTTATTTTCAAAATTTCCACTATATGTATCAGTTGGTTGAACATTTTTTAATACCACAGGTATACTATAATTTTTACCAATTGAAGATATAAGATTTAATTCTTGATTCCAATTGGGAGTAAAAAATGGTAATATTTGCTCAATTATTCTGGTAGCATCTTCCGTATTTCTACAAATTATTGATAATGTGAAGTCTATATTCCATGGAACTGGATTATAGACTGTAGACATAGTGCTGCCTGAATATGTGGAACTTAAAGTATCAATTGTACTAAGTTTTCTTTCTGTATCGTAATAAAATCCTGTTATTTCGAATGCCATTCTTGGCAATACCATAGAAACTTCACGAAGAAGGTCTGGATTTTGTATCTGACGAGTGAGATATCTTTCTTTCGGACCATAATCTAATGGAATTTTCATTGTTTGTTGTACCGAACCAGATGCATCAACTCTGTCAATAGAAATATCTGAAAATAATGATCCAAAGAATGTCACATATTTGCGAGTTAACCCGTTATAAAAGTTTTGACCTAACATTATCCACCTAGAGGGTTAGAGCTTTGAGATATGAATGATAACCCTTCCGAGGTAAATAATCCATTTTGTACGATGGGATCTGTAGTTTCAGGTTCATTATCACCAGCATCTACTATAATTTCATCCCCACCAGTTGTGATAGGATCACCAGTTTGATCTACAAATTCAAATCCATCATCTGAAAAATTAAATTTGGTTGAAATGTTATCAATTTCTGGTATGCCAGTATTTATTTTTTCGTTACTGTAGTTTACACGCTCACAGCGTATATCGTAATATGTTAACGTACCAGTGGTATAGAAGTTAGATTCATGTTCTACAAATTTAATTTCAAATACAGAATGTGTCATTGGGAGATATATAAAATCTCCTTCAAGAGGTCTAATTAGATTAGGTTGGAATGCTGTAAATTCTTCATCCCATCTACTTCTCATCATAGAGAATGTTATTTGGTCTGCCATACTAATACCAAATTTCTGCA